ATGGACAAGGGTGCCACCTGAAGAATACGAAACACCACCAAAACATTGGAAACCAGAAGACCCTAACTTAAAATTTGAATGGGAGATATGATACTAAATTTATTTCTATTGTGGTTTACTATTGCATTTGCTTGGCAAATTGGTGTAAGAATAGCATTAACAAACGTGAAAACTGAATATTTTTTAATTTTTATATTATTAGTATGGATAATTCTAAAACAATAAAACTACCTAACAAAAAGTATGGCGTAATTTATGCTGACCCACCTTGGTCTTTTAGGACATATTCTAATAAAGGTAAAGATAGAAGTCCAGAAAAACACTATAATGTTATGTCATTAAACGATATATGTAATATGCCTGTAAATGATATTGCAGATGAGAATTGTGTATTGTTAATGTGGGTATGTGACCCTATGTTAGATCAAGCATTAAAAGTTATTGACGCCTGGGGTTTCAAATACAAAACGGTAGGTTTTACTTGGGCAAAAACAAATAAAACTAATAAAGGATTTTTCACAGGTTTAGGATATTGGACAAGAGGTAATCCTGAAATGTGTTTACTTGCAACAAAAGGAAAACCAAAAAGAATAAACAAAGATGTATCACAACTGGTCATTGCAGAAAGAGGTAGACATAGTGAAAAACCACTTATGCACGAATCAATAGAAAGACTTGTAGATGGTCCTTACATTGAATTATTTGCAAGAAAAAAAACTAGACCAGGTTGGGATTTTTGGGGAAATGAGGTATAATTATGGGCTTGACTTTGAGCTTATTATGTAGTATAATATTGTTTGTTGGTATCTTACTGATACCTGTTATATTAATGAGAATGTGGAATGACGAAGACCCTAAATGAAGAGCAAGCACTTTATTGTGCTAACATATTTAACAACTACTTTGGACAATTTAGTAGAATAGATCAATATATGCGTGACCAAAAGATGGCGCAGATAGACGCTCTACCTACAACTTTGCCAGGTATGGGTATGGATTCAGATATGTTTGATGATTTCAGTATGTCACCTGAAGTTATGGATTTAGAAGTCGTTGAACTAGATAATCATACTTGGGACACTTGTATTAATATGATTTCAAGTCATAGTAATATGGTCAGTATTCCAGGTAAAGCATTAAAACTTGCAGTAAAAGAAAAGAACACAAATAAGTTTGTAGGTTTTATGAGATTTGGTTCGCCTGTAATTAATTGTAAACCACGAAATGATTTATTAGGCAATGTTCCTAATCTAACAATATTTAATAAGACAGCAATTATGGGTTTTGTAATTGTGCCTTGTCAACCATTTGGTTATAATTATCTTGGTGGTAAGTTACTAGCAGGCCTTTGTTGTTCTCATCAAGTTAGAGAAAAATTAAATGAAAAATATGGTATGAATTTAGTTATGTTTGAAACTACAAGTTTATATGGTAATACAAAAGGTGCTTCAATGTATGATGGTATGAAACCATTATTAAGATACAAAGGCAATACAATATCAGATTTTATACCTATGTTACACGGCAAACCTTATTTAGATTTAGCAAAATATGTGGAAGATATTGTTGGTAAAGGTGAACTTGTAAAAGAGGGTGCTTCAAGTAGAAAATTAAAAATGTCAACAGCAATTATTGGTCTAGTAAAAAGAACTTTAAAAGGTGACCAATTAGATAAATTTAAAAAGACAATTGAAAATGCAAAGAACTTAACTGAACAGAAGCGTTATTATGTATCAAACTATGGTATAGAAAACTATATAGATATAGTAAATGGTAAAACAGATAAGATTGTCAAAGCACAAAACTATGATAGATACCACGACAACGAGATTATAGAATGGTGGCGAAAACTTGCAACTAAAAGATATTACAAAATCAAAGAAGAAGGCAGATTAAGAAACGATTTAGAAATCTGGACTAAAGAAAGTAACATAGACATAATAAGATGATAAACGAACTATTAAAAGACATAAAAGATTTAAGAAATGAAATGGTACAGGCAAACTGGCCAGCTCAAAGATTGAGTAACATTATTTTAAAATATGAAATGAAAATACAAGAACAAAAAAAGGAAGAACACGACAATTGTGGTACAGACGATTGTTGTAATGAATGTTAAATGCTTGAGTTTGATTATAGTTTAGATTATAAAAAATTAGATTTTACAAAAAAAGAAACCAGAAAACAATATCGTATTGGTAGAGGTGAACAAGGCGTATTACTTGTAAGACCATATACAGATGATATATGTAAATACTGGAGATTTATTACACCACAAATTGCAACTAAATCAGCAAACAAAATTTATACAATGTATGCCGACTACAGAGCAAAACAAGACTTTGTAGGTATGGATATGTGTAGAAAATTTTTAGAAATGGGTTTCACAAGAGCAAGAAGATACGCCAATCACAAAGACGGTAAAAAATATGGTAAAGATGGTAAGATATTACCACAAGAGAAAGATTGGGCGACAAGTCAAAAAGCACAAGCGGCTAGAATATTTAAGAGGTGGCGTGATGTAGTTACACACGATCCTAAATATATTAGTATGAGAAAGATGTGGCGAGATTATGAGAATCACAATATACAGGCGATACAATGATTATATCAGCCTTGATTTTCCACCACAAGAGCTTGACAAAATCAGAAAACAATGTTATAGTATGGGTATAAAATGGTTTACTATAAGTTATACAGACAAGGAGATCGAAGAGTATGAGCAATTTTCTAAAGGACATAATTAAAGAAACTGGTAACGAGTTTGCCGGTTTAGCAAGTGAAGGAGTTGATAGTGCAGATGTAACAAGTTTTGTTGACACTGGTTCATATTCTTTTAATGCTTTATTATCAGGTAGTATATTTGGTGGTATGCCTGGAAACAAAATTACAGCAATCGCTGGTGAAGCTGCAACAGGTAAAACTTTCTTTGCATTAGGCATAGTAAAAAGTTTCCTAGAAAAACATCCAGACGCAGGCGTTATTTACTTTGAATCAGAGAGTGCAATCTCAAAAGATATGATTGAGGGTAGAGGTGTTGATAGTAAAAGAATGGTAGTTGTTCCTGTGGCAACCGTACAAGAATTTAGAAGTCAATCAATTAAAATAGTTGACAAATATTTAGAACAAGCAGAGGATAAAAGAAAACCTTTGATGTTTGTTTTAGATAGTTTAGGTATGTTATCTACTACAAAAGAAATGGAAGATACAGCCGCTGGTAAAGAAACAAGAGATATGACTAGATCACAAATAGTCAAATCTACTTTTAGAGTTTTAACACTTAAATTAGGAAAAGCAAATATTCCTATGATAATGACCAATCACACTTATGATGTTATTGGTTCTATGTTCCCTCAAAAAGAAATGGGTGGTGGTTCAGGTTTGAAATACGCTGCCTCATCAATTATCTACCTAAGTAAACGAAAAGAAAAAGACGGTACCGAAGTAGTTGGTAATATTATTCATTGTAAAAACTATAAATCAAGGTTAACAAAAGAAAATGCTCAAATAGATGTAAGACTAACATACAAAACAGGATTAGACAAGTATTATGGCTTGTTAGAACTTGGCGAAGCTGCTGGTGTATTTAAGAAAGTATCTACAAGATATGAAATGCCAGATGGTTCTAAAGTATTTGGTAAGAACATCAATGAGAATCCTGATAAGTATTTTACAAAAGAAAATTTAGATAAGATTGATGAATATGCCAAAAGAAAATTCAGTTACGGATCAGACGAAGAATAAAAGATACGCCTTTGCTCAACGTGAGGGTGATGACTTTAGTTGTGTTAAATTACTTTCAGGTAAATACGAAGAAGTAATTTACAAATACGATAAGGTCGCCTTTGAACCAGAGCCTACAGAAAAGGGTGATGTACCTTTAAGATTTACATATGATATTATGTTAAATCCAAAAGGCGTAGATGTTCAGTCGGAAGATTTCAAAAACTATATTGGTGATATTTTAGTAGAGATTGTTGAACAACAATTAAAAGATGGTAAGGTAAGTTTTGGAAAATAAGTATATTAAAACATATGATAATGTGTTGACTAAAGATCAGTGTCAACATATAATAGATAAGTTTGAAGATAGTCGTAATCAGTGGCAAAAGACCGAACTAAAAGATCATAGATCATTTACAGAAATAAATTTAAACTTACATGATGATTGGCAAGAATATGTTAAGATAATCTATACACATATGAGACCATACATTGATAAGTATGCTGAAGAATTTAAGATTACACATAATTGGCCTGAGAAGTTTGGTTGGGAACATATTAGAATGAAGAAGTATGAAGTAAATAATAAAGATGAATTTAAAGAACATGTTGATGTTATGGACTATGCTAGTGCCAAAAGATTTCTAGTATTTTTTCTATATCTAAATGACAATGAAGGAGGGTTGACTTCTTTTTCAGAGTATGGTATAAATGTTAAACCAGAGGCAGGAAGAATGTTAATGTTTCCACCATTATGGACACACAAACATGCTGGTACAATGCCAATTAAAGAACCAAAATATATTATAGGAAGTTATTTACATTATGTCTGATAGAATAGAACTCACAATACTAAGTAACTTCTTTTATAATGAAGACTTTACAAGAAAGGCCTTGCCTTTTGTTAAAACAGATTACTTTACAAATAGAACTGAAAGATTATTGTACGAAGAAATAGACAAGTTTGTACAACAGTATAAAAATTTACCCACAAAAGAAACTATACTAATTGAGTTTGGTAATAGAAAAGATATTAACGAAGAAGAACTAAAAAATGTAAAAGAACTTGTAAATAGTTTTGTAAATGAACAATCTGATTTACAATGGTTATTAGATACAACAGAAAAGTTTTGTAAAGACAGAGCTGTACACAATGCCGTATTATCTGGCATTAAGATATTAGATGGTAAAGATAAAACACAACAGCCAGAAGCAATACCAAGTATTTTATCAGACGCTCTTGCCGTTTCATTTGATAACCATATAGGACATGATTATATTAATGACGCTGAAAAAAGATTTGATTGGTATCATACAAAAGAAAAAAGATACCCTTTTGATTTAAACTTCTTTAATAAAATTACAAAAGGTGGTGTACCAAGTAAAACATTAAATATTGCCTTAGCAGGCACAGGTGTTGGTAAGTCCTTGTTTATGTGTCACAGTGCTTCTAACTTTTTAAATCAAGGTCAGAATGTATTGTATATTACTTTAGAAATGGCTGAAGAAAGAATTGCTGAAAGAATAGACGCTAACTTAATGGACGTTACAATAGATGATCTACATGACTTACCCAAAGAATTATACGATAACAAGATGACTAAGTTAAGAAGTAAAACATCTGGTCAATTAATTATCAAAGAATATCCAACTGCCTCTGCTCATGCTGGTCATTTTAAGGCCTTACTAAATGAGTTAGCATTAAAGAAAAGTTTTAGACCACAAGTTATCTTTATAGATTATCTTAATATATGTGCTTCAAGTAGATTTAAAGGTGGTAATATATCATCTTATTTCTATATCAAAGCAATCGCTGAAGAATTAAGAGGTTTGGCTGTAGAGTTTGATGTACCAATCTTTAGTGCCACACAAACAACTCGTACTGGTTTTGTAAGCACAGATATTGGTTTAGAAGATACCTCAGAAAGTTTTGGTCTACCTGCTACTGCTGACTTTATGTTTGCCTTAATGTCAAACGAAGAACTAGAATCACTAGGTCAAATGAAAGTAAAACAATTAAAGAATAGATACAATGATCCTGGTATGAATAGAGCATTTATAATTGGTGTAGATAGAGCCAAGATGAGATTATATGATGTAGAAAACACAGCACAGAATATAGTAGATAGTAACCAAACAAAAGAAACTGAAAGTATGCCTACACCTGAACAGGCATATGATAAGTTTTCAGATTTTAAATTATAATGCCAAAGAAAAAGAAAACACAAAAGGTAAGATTTCACAAGGGTGATAAAAGACCTAATAACTTACAACCAGAACTATCATATATAAAGAAGATGAAAAAAAATAAGAAGGATATTATTTGGCAAGTCATAGAAAAACCTACTATGAATGTAATAGGCGAATACTTTTTTGAAGAAGACGCCTTTAAATTAGTTAAATTTCAAAACAAACACAAGGTTTGGCAACCTAACGGCGGCGTACCTAGATTTTTATGGAGTAGAATATAATGTTTACTTTTTGGAAGAAAAAAGAAAAACCTGTAATTAAATGGTGGTCAGTAATAGAGGGCTTAGAAAAAGTTGTACCTATTCTACCAGCAAAAGAAGTAATACCTGATTGGTGGACTAGAGTTGAAAGAATGATATCTGGTTTAAATAATAAAGGTACTGTAAAAAATTGTCCAGCAATACCTGAATATATTACACAAGGATTTGTTGTACCATTATGGTGTGATTTGAACGTAAAGATTGAAGATGGTAAGTTTGAATGGAATACACCAGAAAAAGCTTTTTCATTTACAAGTCACTCTGATAGTCAATATAGAGATTGGTTACCTCAACATGTAAAAGATAATTCAAGTATGGTCTTAAAACCTGCTTGTCCTTGGAGAGTTAAAACACCACCAGGCTGGTCTGTATGGCAGTTACCAGTACACTATCATTTCAACCCTATATTTGAGGTACAACCAGGCATTATATGGTCTGATATACACCATGAAATAAATCAACAAATGTTAATGAAAAGATATGGTGAATTTTTTATACCAAGAGGCACACCTTTAGCCATGTATGTACCATATGAAAGAAAGAAATACGATTTTACAGTAGATGGACCTAATGCTGAAAATGCTAATTGGTCTAATCAATCATATATACACATAAGATCAAAGTTTAAAGGTGGTTATAAACTACACCAGGCTGAAGTTAAAAAGTGTCCTATGGGCCATAAGCCAACAAGAACAATAGATAACACTAAAAAAACAAAGCGTAAACCTAGAAAAAAAAAGGTATAAATATAATAAACAGTTGATTTATATGGAAAAGGTGGTTATAGTTATGGAAAAAATGAGAGAAAGATGTTTAGTTTTAAAGGATTTACAACAAAGGAAAAGAATACACATTTAGAGCACGTAGAAGACGATATAATTAATCGTGGTTCAAAGGGTGGTCAAAATGCTATTAACTTCCTAAAGTCAATAAGAAATATGCTTACCGGTTCATCTGGTAAGAAAGTAAATATGACCGTCAAATGGGACGGTGCCCCTGCTATAATTTGTGGTGTCAATCCAGAAAACGGCAAATTTTTTGTTGGTACTAAATCAGTATTCAACGTTAATCCTAAAATCAATTATACAACAAGTGATATAAGAAAAAACCATGGTGGTGAACTAGGTAATAAGTTATCTATAGCATTAAGAGAACTTGCTAAACTTAATATATCTGGTGTTCTACAAGGTGATTTCTTATTCTCAAAATCAGATTTAAAGACTGCTACAATAGATGGTGAAAGTATGATTACTTTTACACCTAACACTATTACATATGCTGTTCCTGTAAACTCTAGTATTGGTAAAAGAATAAAGAGAGCAAGAATGGGTATTGTATTTCATACTTCTTACTCAGGTAAAAAGATGAAAGATTTAAAGGCAGGCTTTGGTACAGTTTCCGGCAGGTCCGGGATATCTTCCGTGTTTTTAGCTGACGCTGCTTACAGAGATGTAAGTGGCTCTGCTAAATTAACAAAATCGGAACTATCATCATTTAATGCTAAACTAAGAATGGCTGAAGGCTCTTTATCAAAAGCAGGCCCTATGTTAGATAGTATGACAGTGAATGACCCTTTATCAATAGGGTATAGACTTAAAACATTTTTCAATCACTATATTAGAAACACACAAGGCAATATGGCCAAAGTTAAAACATTGGTAGAAATGTTTAGAGATTATTACGAGAATGTGTTAAAGGCAGAGATAGACGCCAGAAAGACCGATAGTGGTAAGAAAAAGTATAAAGATATGCTAGAAAAAAATTTAAAACTAATTGACAAGAATAAACAGGCATTATACTTTTGTATAGCTTCTCACGTTACTTTACAAAACGCTAAAAACTTTTTAGTAAGTAAGTTAAGTGAGATACAAAGTATTGGTCATTTTTTAAGAACACCAACAGGTTATAAAGTAACGGCACCAGAAGGATTTGTGGCCGTTGACAGAGGTGCTGGTGCTGTTAAGTTGGTAGATAGATTAGAATTTAGTAGAGCAAACTTTACGGCAGAGAAGGATTGGGTAAAAGGATAATGAAAAAAACTTTAGAAGATATTAGACAATATATTAATGAGGGTGTTTATGATCCAGGCATATTCAAAGCTTTCTTTTTAGCAGGTGGGCCAGGCTCTGGTAAAACATTTGTAACTTCTACAGCATTTGGTGGTACAGGTTTGAAATTAGTAAACTCTGATAATGCTTTTGAAAGAGGTTTAAAAAAAGCTAATCTTTCAATTAAAATGCCAGATGAAGAAGAATACTTTAGAAATATTATTAGACAAAGAGCAAAGACAACTGCTGGCAATCAGTTAGATCAATATGTACAAGGCAGATTAGGTTTAATTATAGACGCCACAGGCAGAGATAAAGATTTAGTACAAAGACAAGTGGCTATGTTAAGAAACATTGGTTACGATTGTT